TTGAGAGCCAAGATGCTCAGAGCACGAATGTGCAGGTTCCGTTGAATCAGCATGTTTATGTTAACTTCACGATCAAGGATGAGGAAGCCAGCATGTCCTTTAAGGAATTGATCCAGTATTACATGCAGCCTGCTGCCATGCAGATGGGGCGCACGGTTGACCGCGTGCTGTTGGGTCAAGTTCATGAGTTCTTGGGCAACAAGGCTGGTAAACTGGCTACTATGAGTTCTTCTAACGCGAAGGAATACGTGTTGGATGCTCGTGAAGTGATGAATGTTAACAAGGCGTATCCTAACAGTCGTAACCTGATTGTTAGTTCTCAGGCTGAAACTGAAATGTTGAAGACTGAACTGTTTATTTCTGCTGATTCTCGTGGTGATATGGGCACCGCTCTTGAAGAGGCACGACTTGGTCGTATTCTTGGTTTTGATGTTTATCTTGACCAGAATGTTCCTTATTGTGCTTTGTCTGGTGCTGACACTAATACGCTGAATCATACTGCCGGTGCCAGCGCTGGTGACACTGGTAACAAGGCTTGCACAAGCGCTACTGAAGTGACGAATGGTGAGTTCGTATGGTTCACTGGTGATGCTCAGCCACAAGTTATTAGTGCTCATACTGGTAGTGGTTCAACGACTGGTATTACTCTTGTTGATGAATATAAGTATGCTGTAACTGCTAATGCTGTTGGTTATGCATTCAATGCGGCAGCCGTTGACCTCGCTGGTCATACGGGTGTTACGGCTTATGCTGCTGGTTACGAAAAGGAGATCCGGTTGGACGGTATCACGGCTAACAAGAAACCTGTTCAGGGTCAGCTGTTGGCATTCGGCACTGGCAGTAGTCGTCACACTTATACCATTATTCAGGTTGCAAGTGTGAATACTACTTGTTGCTATGTGTGGCTTGATCGTCCTCTGGAAGCTGCTATTAGTGATAACGATGCTGCATTTCCTGGTCCGCATGGTTCAATGTGTCTTGGTTTCCATCGTGATGCTATCGCGCTGGTTAACCGCCCGCTGGCACTGCCGAACAGTTCTTTGGGTGTTCAGTCTGCTGTTGGTAGCTACAATGATTTGGCTATGCGTGTTGCTATGCAATACGATATTGCCAGTCAAGGGACGAAGGTTACTTTGGATATGTTGATGGGTGTTAAGATTCTCGATGAGAATCTTGGCGTCGTTTTGCTTGCGTAAACTTCTCTAATCATAGTATGATTAGATCGTCTTGGCGGTCGTAACTCGACCGCCAAGACTCTTCCCCTCTCAGGATGATAAAATGGACTACACAAGTATTCTAAAGGATTTTGGACCTTTAATAGGTGTCATTCTTTTCTTTATCTGGCGAGATTGGAAAAGAGAAGAAGGGCTAGTTGAAAGAGTTGAAGTTTTAGAAGAATATCAACGGGAAACTCTTGTCAAGTTGATAAAAACTAGCACAGAAGTTATTGCTTCTAATACACAGCAATTAAAGTGGATGGCAAACATCATTAGCAATTGCAATACAGGCAAAAATAATGGTTAGACCGAACTATAATTTGATTAGATTCATTCGAAGAAATATTCGAATGTTAAAGAAAGAATATGGCGGTCCAATCACTATCTATAAATTGAATGAGGCCACAACGAACCTTCAAACAGGTGTGAAGACAGTAAATAGAGATTCAATGTTTATAAGTAGAGCTGTTGTTCTACCTAATAAACTTAGTAGAGATGCTGTGCAGTCTATCTCATTGATATCAGCAAATAAACAAATTGTTCAAGGAGGAACATACGATCCAGGTGAAAGAAGATTCATAATTGACAGAACAGATGCTTCATCTTGGGATTTAGTTAAGGATGATTGGATTGTCTATGATGATAAAAGATATGAAATAAAGACAATCGAAGAATTTGAGCAAGACACTGCTTGGCTAGTAGTTGGTCGAGAAGTAGAGCGGGTAGTTCCAGAACAAGACAGATATGGCTATCCAGATAATTACATAGAATTCTCTGACAGCGCAGCTTACACGGTGACATAATGAATAATTTACCGAGATGGATATTTGCGTCAGTAGCGAGTCATTTCAAAACAATTGCTGACAATAATAATATTCCTTATTTCGTCGAAGGTATTGACGAACGAGAACCTGATAATATGCGTCAGAGTCGCGTAGAAATAAGAGTCACAGGACCAAAAATAAAAGAGGTAAGTAAAGATTATTACAGAATTGAAGTAACAATAAACTTTTTACTTACTTATCTCATGCAAATGACTGGGTCGGATGCTTACGAGATAATGAATTGGTGTGGGATATTCTCAAATGAAATGCTAGAGCCAATTCCAGTTTATAGATATGGCTCTGGAGCTGAAGATGATGATAGTCTTGTTGGTTGTTTAAGAATAAAGAAGAATAGAACTGATTCTGTAAAAACATTTCATTTCGGTCAAGTTCATAAGACAGATAGAGTGCGACAATCAGAGCTTGATGCTGTATACGAAATGGATGTAGAAAATATTTAGATTCTTTCTCGTGGAAAAAGAATCAATTACCAGTTTTACTGGGTTACTACCGCTTAGCGGGTGTCGTGAAGGTGTTAAATAGTTTCGCGGACTATTAGCACTATACATTCAAAATTAAATAGGAGATTTCCTAATGGCACGAATTGAATTGCGTGACGTAACCATCTATATTCAGGATGGTTTGAGTGGCACTGCTAATCTTAGCGCAAATGCCTCTCAGAACGATACGACGCTAAATATTAACACGATCGTTCTAAACACAACTGATACTGATTTGGTCCCAGTTGGAGCTAGACTGACGGTGGGTGGTGAAAATACTGCTACTTACCACACTGTTACAGCAAGAACTCCTACCAGTAACAGCCCCACAACCTGTATTACTATTACTCCTGCTATGGGTGCTGGTAGTTACAATAGTGGTAATGCTGAAGGGGCCATCACATTCTATCCACAGAGAGTTGAGATTTCTCTTGGTGAAGGTAATTTGACTTGGACAGAATCCAAGGAATATGAATATCTCACCGAGCGTGGTGATCTTGACACTGTTAAGGAAGGTAATGAGCAACCTGTTGAGATGTCTATGGATTTTGTTTATGAGTATATCAAAACTGAATCTGGTCAAGACGTTACTCCTGTTGATGCACTGAAGCAAACAGGAGAAGCAGACGAATGGGTCACAAGTGCAGACGACCAATGTGAACCATATGCTGTTGATATTCTTGCTAAGCATTGTGTTCCTTGTGGAACTGATCAGGATGAAGATGTTCTCTTTACAGATTTTCGATACGAGAGTCTTGATTTTGATGTAGGTGAAGCAACGATTGCTGTGTCTGGTCGATGTAATGTAAGCGAGCCTACTGTTACACGGTCAGATGATGATGAGTGTTAATTACTCTTAAGTGTTTTATATAGTTAGCGATGGGGCTGCTGTCAGCCCCATTAGCTAACGCCTCGTTTCTACGCCTTGAAGGAGATTAAAATGAAAATTGGTGGCATTCAAGTTAGCCCATGTGAAGAAATTCTTGTTCTTCCAAGAAATGACGGTGATGACATTGTTATTCGAGCGAAAGCTGTGAGATTTAATGAGGAATTCGATAAAAGAGTTCCTGAACCAGTGGCTCCAAATATTAGAACAAAGAACGGCTCTGCTCCTGATTATAAGGATAAAAATTACAAGGAAGCAGTAAATATCAGAAATAATCAAAGGTTTGCCTATATGATTATTAGGTCTTTAGAACCTAGTAATATTGAGTGGGAGAAGGTAAATCTAGATGATCCCAAAACTTGGACAAAATGGGATCAAGAACTTATTGAAGCCGGCCTCTCTGAGGTTGAAATCAGTAGAATTACTAAAGCAGTTATGGTAGCTAATTCTCTTGATGAAGCTAAAATTGAAGAAGCACGTAAAAATTTTCTACATGGTCAGGGGGCGTAGCTCGGAAGGTTCTTTGGCCACCTAATAGAACTTCGCAGTATACGATATGGGCGGCATGTCAGAGGTTCGGCATCCGCCCTCCAGGAGTAAAAGATTCTTGGGATGACTGCGATGTTATCACTCAAGCTAATCTGATAGCATTTCATCAAACTTCCGAGCATGAGGAGTTGGAAAAAGCACAAGCTTTGTTTCCTAAATTTAAATGAGATTCCAACCTTATTTCCGAGCTATAATTTTTGATGAAGCAAGATATAAAAAAGCGTTATTAAATACGATGAGAGAATTTAATGAGCTTGCTGGATCTGCTTGGATTGATACAGCTGTAAATAGAACCCCTATTCCAACTTGGTCAGGGGCTTCTAGAGCAACATTTCAAAAGTTGGCTAGTGAATTAGGTACTTCTGTTCCCATCGGCCCTATAGTAGCTAATAATAATCGAGTTTCTTTGGGAAGAAAAACTTCATCTGAAAGTGGTGTAATTGAAGATACTAATTCTTTTTATGTTGGTTTTATGTATAAAACAACTTTAGCTTATCTTCATTACAATGAATATAATCGTGCTATAGCCGGTCCTCCTCCTCAACCTTTTAGCAATGCAGTAAGATTTACACCTTATAATTTCCAAAGCGCAGCAGAAAAGGCTTGGAGAGAAGTAGCGAAAAAAGCTAAAGCTCCAAGCGTGGCCCCGTATATAAGAGAAAGAAAAATATAATGTCTGAGATTGTTCAAAAATTAGGTTTTGACGCTTCTGAGGCTATAGCTAATTTAGCTTCTTTCTCATATTCAGTCGGCCAAGCTAATTCTTCTTTGAAACAATTTCAAGGGACTGCCGCTGCTAGATCTTCTTTCAATAAAACTAATAAAGATCTGAAAAAAACCAAAAATAACGCAACTGATCTCACTGTCTCTTGGCAAACTATGATTAGAGTTATTCAAACTCAGCTCATAGTTCGTGGTTTGAATGCTATAATCACTTCTCTTCAAGACGCCACAGAAAGAGCACGAGAACTCGGTTTAGCGATAGCAGAAATTCAAACTATTGGTGGTGGATTTCAGACTGGTCAAGCTATTACTGACGATGTTCTCGCTATATCAGATGCAACAGGGAAAACTGCAAAAGATATTGCTGAAGGTGTTTATCAAACTCTATCTAACCAAGTTGTTGAAGCAGGTGAAGCATTAAACTTTACTGCTCAGGCAGCTAAGCTTGCTACAGTAACAGTATCAAAAACAGGCGATGCTGTTAATGCTTTATCTTCTGTAATGAATGCGTATGAATTAAACGCTTCTCAAGCAGAGCACGTTTCTGGTGTGTTGTTTAAGACTGTTGAATTAGGGCGTATCAGATTAAGTGAACTTGCTAACACTATCGGTAGAGTAACTCCTTTAGCTTCTCAGTTAGGTATAACGTATGAAGAGCTTTTAGCAGCTCTTACTACAATGACCCGTCAAGGTGTGAAAACTGATACTGCTATTACTCAAACAAGAGCTGTTCTAAATAAATTGATTGCTCCTAGTCAGGATCTTTTAGACTTATATGAAAAATGGAATGTAGAAACAGGAGAACAAGCAATAGAAACATTTGGAGGGCTAACTGGCTTACTCCAAGAAATAACTAAAGAAACCAGAGGAAGTTCCACTGAATTATCTAAATATTTTAGACGTGTTCGCGCCACATCTGGTGTGATGAGTTTAATGAATGATGAAGGCCAGTTAGCGGCCGAAAACTTAAAAGAAATTCAGGAAGGAACTACAGCAGCAGCAAATGCGTGGGAAGAATTTGCAAAAACAGACGCACAGCGTTTAACTCAAGCTTCACAAGAATTAGAAAATATTATGACAAGAATAGGGCTTAAGTTGCTGCCAGCTTTGGCCACATCTATGTCTGCTTTTAATGACATGCTTGAAATGCAGTATGATTTCTGGTTCAGAATTGTTGGAGGTATTAATGTAGCAGATAAAGCAGCTAATACATATCATAAGAATGTTGAAGAAGGTTTAACTAGGATAGAAGTACTAAGAAAGAGAAGCGCTGAAGCACAAAGAGAATTTTACAGTGATTTAACTAGAGCTGCTTCGCAATATTACAATGTTCTTGATAGAGAAGAAGATAAAATAGCTGCAAAACGAGATAGAAATATAAATGTAGCTACAGATGCTTTTAATAAAGTAGGGGATAATGTACTAGATGTATATGAAAGTAACCTAGAAGGACTAAGAAATTTTGTAAGTAAAGCTAACGATGAAATATTAAGCGGCACGCAACAAATAGCAGATATTCAACGTCAAATTAATGCAAATGTACTTGATGAGAGATTAGAAAAAGCTGGGAACGTATTTGGTAGATTAAGAGTACTTGAAGACGAATATTTTTCCCAACGAAGAAAAGCAGCTCAGGCCTTTTCAGAAGTAGACGCATCTAAAGAATCAAAAGAAAGAGCTTTACAAGAAATAGAAATAGCTAGACAATTAAATCAACAGGCTCTTGAAACAGCTAAGCAAACTGGTCATTTAACTACTATTCAAAAATTTAGAGATAGAGATACCGAACTCTTAAGGCAGAAACAGAATGTAATAAAGAGAAATAACGATCAAATAGAAAACAATATAGATTCCGCTAAAGATGAAATAGAAGTATATAAGGAAGGTTTGACAGTACTAGAAGATAGATTAAAAAGAATAAAAGAACTTGCAAAAGATGGGCTAATAGATGGCGGAGCTGCTAAAGCTCAAATTACTGAATTGGCTAGCGAAATTAGGCAAGTATTAAGCAGAGCGGATAATAGTAAATTATTCCTCGATTCTATTGGAATCGAACGAAATATAGGTTTGATTAGCGGAAGCTTAGAAGAAGCTTTCAATGCTGCAGAGATAGATTGGCTGTCAGAAATTGACCGAGCAAAACAAGTATTTGCTAAAGAAGTAATTCCTGTTAGGATTGCTTTTGATCCAACTGGAGAAAGAGAGCAGGCCGCAGCAGCTTTTGGTATTAGAAGAGAAGATTACTCTTCATTAAGAGACTTCCATCAAGCAATTAATGAAGAAGCAAAAAGATATGGACAAATACAAGATGAAGTAAATGGAAAGATAGATGAAACAAGTCAAAAGTTGCAAACAGATGTAAAAACAGCTCTTCAAAATGTTCTTGGAATAAGTAGAGCAAGAGAAGAATCTGCCAGAAAAACAGCAAATAGAGAAGCGGATAGTTTAGCATTAGCTGGTAGACTAGCTGGTATAAAAGAGAGAGAAGCATTTGTAACTAAAAGAACAAATGATCTTCTTTCTGAGCAGAATAGTCTTGCCAATAATTTAGAGAAATCTTTCTTAGAAACAGCGACAAAATTAAGAGAAGGTAAAACATTAGAAGATGGCGCATTAAGAGTTTTGAAAGAAAGGGTGACAGTTGCTGAAAACCTTAATCAAATAACTTCAAAGGAAGCTGATGCTTATAATACTACACTTAATGCGTTAACAAATGCTAGTCAACTTCAGAAAGAAATAAATGATTTGCAAGCAATACTCCCTGAAAAAGATAAAGCTGAAGCAGCAAATAGGGTACTAAGTTTATTGAATGGGCAAAGAGAGGCTCAAAGAGAAGGTGTCAATTTAGCTGCTAAAGCTAAAGAAGAACTTGATAGAGCTAGGGATTCTGTTTCTGGTCTTAATACTAATATGTGGTCTGCCACTAGAACAATTGGACAAGCTTCTGAACAAGCAAGGCTAGCAGCAACAAACGTGTCAGCTATAGGGACAAATGCCACAAGTATTCTTGGTTCTTTGCAATCAGTTGTAAACAAGCTTAATCAAGTAAAACAAGCGGCTATTGAAGCTGCTCAAGCTCAAGCTCAAGTTGCTGCTGGCGGCGGAGCTGCACAGTATTTTGGTGGTCCTATGAAGTATTTTGCTGCTGGTGGGATAACTAGAGGCCAAGATAAAATCCCTACTGTCCTCAGTAGGGGCGAAACAGTAATCAATTCAAAGAACTCACGTCGTTTCTTCTCTGAATTGAATGCAATGAATCAAGGAAGTCAACCTGTATTCCGCGAGCAGGGTGGCTCTGTTACCAACGTAGGTGACGTTAACGTCACAGTTAATGGCGGAGATTCCTCGCAGCAAACGGTGCGCGAGATTGGCCGCGCTCTTCGTCGAGAGATTCAACGCGGCAACATAAAACTTCGTTAACTTTTTATTAGGAGGTTCACATGAACCAAAAGGCTAAGTTGAAAGGTCATTTCGCCATCGAGCACCGGGACAGCGATGGCAATCTCAAAGGTAAGTATGATGTCCCTAACGGCATTGTGGATGAAGGTCTGAATCACATTCTAGATGTAGAGTTTCATGGTGAATCTCAGATTGGTACTTGGTATATTGGTCTCGTTGACAATAGTGGATTTACAGCTTTTGCTGATGAAGATACATTGTCAGGCCACACTGGATGGAGTGAGTTTACAAATTATACCGAAGCCAATCGTGTTGAGTGGGAAGAAGACGCTGCTTCTAGTAGATCAATCAGTAATACTACTACTGCTGATTTTAGCATTAATGCCTCTGGAAACTTGAAAGGAATCTTTGTATCCAGTAATAATGTTAAGTCTACTGGTAATACTGGTACTCTTTGGAGCACGGCTGCTTTCTCTTCTGTTGTGGCCACAGCCAACGGCGACACTCTGAAAGTCACTTATACTGTTAGTGGCTAAACATAAAGTATGCGCAGAGGGACAATAAATGTCCCTCTGCGCAGACATTTAGCCTCTATAGCTCAGTAGGTAGAGCTACTGATTTGTAATCAGTCGGTCGTGGGTTCGAATCCCTCTGGAGGCTCTATCAATCTTTTATTAGGAGTTAGATATGGCTTATAGAATCCACCCTATTTCTGCATTTGCCGCCACAGAAAGTAAAGTGTTCCCAAGAGTAATTAGAACATCTACTTATGAATTTTGGGTAGAGGGACTAGGAGTGATGGCGTCTTTGGATTCAGATGCCGAACTTCATTATGTGTTTCATGTTCCTCCTTCTCTTCCTTCTGGGAATGCTAAATTAGAACTTATTTCCTTTGCTGAAAACGGTGGTGGGAACGCAAAAGTTAATCCAAAATGGAAATCAATTAATTTTGGCGAAACAATGGATTTGACTTCTGGAAGTCTAAATGCTGAAGGAACTGAAACGATCACATGGACTTATGATTCTGATCAGTTTGAAATGAAACGCACAAAGGTCACGCTCGATGCTGACACAGTAGTGGCAGATGAATTTATCCAATTAAGTCTAGTTATGGAAACAACTAATTGGACAATGAACGCTGTAACTATTTGGCTTCCATCTATTATTTGGGAATAAAATATGGCCTGGACTTTTAATGGCGCGGCATATGCCACAATACCAAATGATTCTGCGCTAGAAGTACCAAATGATAGTTGGGCTTATTGTGGTTGGTTTCGAATTTCAGATATTAGTGGTTATGATTTTAAGAGATTATTTTGTTGGGGCACTCCTGGTGGGACTCCACATGTTCAAGTATATATTCCTGAAGCTGATGGTCCTTATGTAAACTCTGATACATTATCAGCACTTTTAATTGATTATAGTGGGAATAGTTCCAGTATTCTTTGGGCTGGACAAGATATAAGCATTCATTTAGATGATTGGAATTGTTTCTGCTTTACTCATAATTCAGGAAACAATACTACCGTATTATATACTGGGCATAGTCGTATAAATGGTTTCTTTACAGATTCGCATACCCAATCTCTTACATCTATAACAACGTCCAATATAGCCACTCCATTATATCTTGGGGCAGCTCCTAGTTTAGGAACT